CCTGTGTTAGTTTGCTTCTTACTTCTTGCTCTGTGGACGACTTAACAACATCAAACTCATCATCAAGATTCATTAGCTTTGTATTCAGTCCGTTCATTGCAGTTACGAGAGCGTCTATTTTTTGCTCCATACGTACAATGTTATCGTTAATACCTTCTACATCTTCTGCTAGCGGCTTTGTATCTATCTGAATCTGCGACTGCGGCATATCATCTACAGCGTTAAAGCCGAAGTCAAAGTCAGAAAGATATTCTTGTGGGATTGTGCTCATTAAAAGAAGTCCTCTAGAGTAACATGTTTCTCTGTTCTCCAACCTATAGCATCGAGTATTGACTTCAACGGTTCTAGATAAGCTTTATCAAACTGCAGATCGTAATCTACATATTTTTTAATGTCAAGCTCGTCAGGTATTACAGTTTGAAACGCTATAACATTTTCATGAATAGTATTGGGTAGCTTAAGATATAAGAACTTTATCTTCTCACCTGAAAATATCGGCTGGTATTTTTTTTCTAGTTTATTGATATTTATGTGATGATTGTATAGCAGAGCACCTCTTACGTGTATAGGACATCCTTTCTTATACACAGTACCTTTGTCTCTCCATTTCTCGGCATCTGACACGCTTCTTGGAAATGCAATATCTTCTGCAGGTAAAGAGTTAAATTTATCTCTGCATTCCTGAATATACTTCTGAGTAGTTTCCTCATCCGTATTCATTATAACACCAATCGACTCTCTCAGCATATTGCGACAAGGCATAGGAGTAGAAGATCTTACAACCTCAATCCCCATTATCTTTAGTTTCGGTTTAGCGTACTGCACACCTTCGGAGTTATGTACATTGAGAGCATAATGTTTCTTACCCGTCCATATACCTTTGTCAGCGATAACTTCTCGCTTCATTACCATCTTCTGCTCGTACCCGTTCATATACGTACAGAGTTTTTCATATGCACTTTCAAGAAGAGGTTCTAACTTTTCAGTTGCTACTTTATCAAGAAACTTAACACCTTTATCAATCGTTACTTTATCTTTCAAAGCTTTATTAACCAGATTACCTACTCTAATGTACAGGGAGTCGGTATCGATTGCAATTACATAATCCTCATTATCAGTCTTAAGTAAATTATTAAAGTATTCATTGATAATTTTTTGAGCCCATAGGATAGTCAGCTGACCTGATACAGTAATCGATTCAGCCACCCTTATATCATAATATCTAAAGAATTCGTTAGATAACGCTCCATAAAGAGAGTTCATTAAGATCTTAATAGCCATCTGTTGATTATTAAGAGTTATTATCTGCTTTTCAGTCTCATAGCTTTTATCCTGCTGGGACTTCTGCTCTGCATCAAGCATCTCTCTTTTCAGTGCAGATCTTTCTGCATACAGTCCTTCAATTATTTCCGGTACAATACCCTTCTTTGTTTTATCAAAGTATTGACCTGTGGCGGACATACAATATTCTTTAGGAACATCAATCGGTGTTTCATCTAATAAAGAGGTTACATTAACGCCGTCATATCTACCGTTAATTACAGTTTCAGGAGACATGTTATATTGCATAATAATATGCGGATACAGCGAGTTAAGGTCAAAGGACATAACCCAGTCATGCATACCATTTTGAGGATCTTTTACGAAAGCGCCTTCGATTTTTCTTTCTTTAGTATTGGCAATCTTAGGAGGAACAACAATACCCCTAGAGCGAAGCTCGTTAAATAAAAGCGCGTCCCATACTCCTACAGAACCAAACGAGTCGGTCATATTAACCAGCGCTTTATAGGCAATAGTCATCGACAATGTAATAAGACCAGTCTTATCTTCTAATCTATCTACGATGTCCACGTCTTTAATATTATAGTCTATATACAGCTGATAGTTTTGCGTATAGAGATCATGAAGAGTACCATACTCCGAATAATCAATCTTATTCTCTCCAAGAACAACATGAGCTATAGTATCAAGTTTATAGTTCTCTTGGTTACCATATGTGTATCCAAATTTCTTAAAACAATCCATAAAGTCAAGTTGTTGAATACCTCTCAATTCAAAGACCTGCTCTTCACGGGCGGATCGTTTTATAGAGCGCTCTTGCAGTATATTCCAAGGCGACAGGCGTTTAGCCATGTCGTGCCCAAGCACTTTTGATATTCTATTAACAAGATATACAGTATCAAATAGACGAGAGTTCCAGCCAGTAATTACATCAGGGTAGTTAGCTCGCCAATGCGTTAAAAACTCCATTAACAGCTTAGCTTCTGTCTCACAATCTACATACTTTACTTTATCCAACATCTCACGAGGAAGAATGGAATCTTCTTCACACCACTTGCCTGCTCCGAACACATAAAAGATATTATCAATATTATTTTTTACAGTTATAGCGGTAACAGGGAAATCAGCTTTCTCAGGAGCAGGGAACCCCTGATCAGATTGAACCTCTATATCAAGCGTAGTAACATTAATCAAGTCACGGTCCCACTCGACTCCTCTTTCTAGGAATGCATCGGATATGAACTGATGAACAAAGTTCGAGTTGCCGTAGATCTTAAAGTTATCTACCTCACTATACTCTTTTATGAAATCTCTACACTCGCGAATACTACCAGGCTTGATAGGTTCAACATAGTTACCCTCAAGAGTCTTAAACTTAGACTTCTTATTCTTTGAGGGAAGATAGAATGTAGGCTTATATGATATTTTTTCCCGGATCCGCTTCCCGTTCTTATAACCACAGAACAGGATATCGCTTCCCATACCATCTACGCTTGTATAGAATGTTGCCATTATACTATAATCGACTGTTTCTTAGGTGCAATGACATTACCGAACATTGTATTATACTGTTCGACAACCGAGGAATCAGGTTCTGCTTGATAGATTACAAATCTCTCAGAAATTGTAATTTCAGATTCTTCTTTACTAATAATAGGTGACCAAGGTGCGAAGCCGATCTGACCTTGTCCTGTTGGAATCGCAACAATTGCGTCCTTAATAGTAACTGAATCATCAGTGTTCTTAACAACAGTGCAGACGACATCTTCACCAGAAACCATCCTTAAAAGTTTTACATTAGCCATAATAAAATCCTTAAATGAAAAGAGAGCCCCGAAGGACTCTCTTATTATATTATCATACCTTATAAAAGTCAACTATCTTCTTCGGTTAGCAATACCTGCTCTATCTCTTCACCAGCTTGCGCTAGCTCTGTCTCCGTAGGTAGCTGATTACTAATTAGTATCTTGCGTGGCTTGAGCTCTTCTGGTACTCTAAGCTCCAAGCTAATTGTTAAAATACCGTTATCTAGCGTCGCTTTAATCACTTCAACGTGCTCTGCAAGTTTAAACGTTCGAGTAAACTTTTTCTCTGAAATACCTTTGTGTATATAATCTCGAGATTGTACAGGACAGGTACCTGAGACTGTGAGAGCACGTTTCTCCACTTGTATATCTAGATCTGACATACTGAACCCAGCTACAGCTAGCTCAATGGCATAGCTTGTGTCCGTAAGTCTGACAATGTTATGAGGGGGATAGCTTGTACCTTGGCGCTGGGATGCTCTTTCAAGCTCATCAAACAAACTATCAAAACCAACAAACGAGGCACGAGGGAACATTAGATTAGTCATAAAGACCTCCTACTATTAAGCAAGGTTAAAAAATGAGACCGGGTTATTCCGCATCTCAAGGTTTGCGATTTAAATCGCAAATTTATTTATCAATCTTTAATTATGGTTTGATCACATGGATTTGAGCATCATTTATGTATGGAGCGTACGCTGGATCAGATGCATCTACCCAATGTAAAAAAACATGGTTGCTCCATTCATGAAGAAGAGTATCTCTAGCGTGTTTAACCTTTTCACCTTGATAGAAGATTAGATCACCAGATTTTTGGTTCGATATCTCAACTATTCCATCTTTTAAACTCTCTATCATAAACGGCCAGCACTTATCATCACTACTATCAATCATACAGGTTATTGAGTATTGACACGATGGTCGATCAGTATGGGCAAGCATTCTATCATACTGTGAGCATCTTCTATACATAGAGTACGAAGGAGCTAATGGCTTATTAACTATAGCTGAATATAAAGGGGTCAATAAATCTAATAAGATTTCAGCAAAAAGTGGCTTGTAATACTCAAAAGTCATTTCCTCAGCGGAATAGACATGATCGCTTTCATATGATCCAGCTGGTTTATCTACAACTGTTAATCGACTTGCTCGTCTCAAATAATATACTAAGTCAGCACTCAGGCAGTTTTCTACAAACACAAAACCGTTAGAATAATACGATTCAAATAAAGATTTTTGTTGCTCTGGTGTTATTAATGGTTGTAACGGAATATCTATGCACGATTTCATTTTCTACTTACACTGCTCACTGTACGGTTAATAATGTTTTATTATTTTCGTCCAATATTATATTTTGCTACAAGCTCCCACTTATCTTTATCCCCGTAAGAAAGAACTTTAATCTGACTTAGCGGCGCTACAGGCTCTTGTGATTTAGTTTCATCTACAAGTTCGACGAGTCTCCATTCATTCAAAAGA